ACGTACAATGATTCACCGTGTAAGTTCGGGTACACCAGGAACACGCGGTAGTGTTCACGTGCAAGAACTACAGTTTGAAGATGCTCGTCGTAGTTTTGAAGAGAGCCAACGCATTAACCAGCGTCTTACAGAACTGTATGTAAAACACAATGCAAAAGGCAAGACCTACGGAGACATGTTCGACACCATGAAGTTTGACACATTCCTATCAGCAGAAGAAGCAGTAGAATATGGGTTGGCCGATAAGGTTGTTGAAAAAAGATAATGAATACAAATTTTAACAATAAATTACCTACAAATTTCGAGTCGGATTGGCTGCCGTCCGACTCACGAGAAAATTTTAAAAAAAACTTAAAATTAAACCCTGAACTTTTAAAAAAGTTGGGATGGACTGGTAAGAATATAATGTATAAAACTGACAAGTATGGTTTTAGAAATGACGCAGACTTCTCCGATGATTACTACAATTTGGCGTTAGGTTGTAGTAATACGTTTGGAATTGGAGTTAACGAACAAGATGTTTGGTACAATCATTTAAAAAAGCACTTCTCTGAACCATTTTATAATGCAGGTATACCTGGTGGCAGTTTAGGAGGGTGCTATAGATCTTTAACTGGACTTTTAAACGAAGGTATGAAAGTAAAAAGAATTTTTATGTTTATACCTTCAAAAGAAAGATACGAAGTTTACAATACTGTTGAGTCTATATGGACACCGGTAGCATGGTGGACAGACCACTCTAACAATATTAAAAAATATCTGTTAAACGATGAATCTCTTGATAAATTTCGTCAAGTGCATATGTTAGCAATAAAACATATCTGTTATGAAAACAATATAGAAATTGTTGACCTTGATTTTGAAGATAACTATGAAGTTTGTAACTGCAAAAGTGCTAGAGATCTAAGCCACCCAGGAATCGAAACACACAAGTTAATTGGAAAAATGTTCTATGACGAATATAGTAAAAGATACAATAGCAAAAATTAAAAATATTCCAACAGAGGAAAAGTTGGTTGAAGTTTTACAAGAAAACACAGTTGTAGTCACCTTCAAAAAATTAGATGGTGACGAACGTGTAATGACCTGTACAAAAAATCTATTGCACATTCCTGAAGTAAATCATCCTAAGGGTGTAAAAGATGGCAAACCTGGCACTATTACAGTGTGGGACGTTAATGCCAACGGCTGGAGATCGTTTGTATATGAACGTGTAATAAACGTAGACTATTTAGAGAAACAGTAGTAAAATAAATATTGTACAATGGATTTAGAAAAAATTGAAAAAGAAATTATTTGGTGGAATCGTGCAGCCGTAATGCTTCCTATAGTTTCGACTGCAATTTTGCTATTATTTTATAGATTAGATGTTGTTGAACTTCAGATTCTATTTTATATTGCATTGAGTTTATACATTGTAACTGCAATTACTTGGTGGTGGTGGACAATGAAAAACATCATATATCTTGCAAAAGTGTTAACCAAGTCAACTAATGAAATCGAAATAGTTATTCAAGAAGTCAAAGACATGCGTAGAGCTATTTTAGATTCTCAACAACTAACATCAGTCGATGATAAGTAATACAGTGGACTATATAGGGATCGACCCACTTAAAACATTCCGCCCCCTCACCCAACGAGGAAAAATTATGGGAAAATATTATAGTACAAAAACATACGGACACAACATTGGTTTGAGTGCAGTGTTCCGTCAACCTAACGCAGATCATTCACATTGCCATTTGCTGCATGGTTATAGTTTACAGTTTAAATTTACATTTGGATGCAGTGAACTAGACAACAAAAACTGGGCAGTAGACTTTGGTGGACTTAAACCGCTTAAAGCATGGCTTGAAGACAACTTTGATCATAAAGTAGCACTGGATGTCGACGATCCTCATATTGAGAAGTTCCGTGAACTTGAAGCATTGGATCTAGCAGAGATCCGTGTGTTTGACGGTGTAGGTGCAGAACGTTTTGCATATCATGCGTGGAAGTTTGCTGACGAACTAGTTCGTGCAAAAACCAACGGACGCTGCTGGTGTGAAAGTGTAGAATGTGCAGAGCACGGTGCTAACAGTGCAATCTATACACCCTACACAACACAGAAGATGTCGTTTGATGAAACAGTGGACTGAATCCAAAAGTGAAAGAAAAGCAAGAAAGGCCCTAGAAAAACAGGGCCTTTCTACTGTTGAGCGAACCGATTATGTAAGAGGCTATCTCGAAGCATACAAACAATCTACAAACAAGAACTATGTGGTTTGTTTAAAATGGGGTAACAAATACGGACCTGAATACGTAAACAAACTTTACAACATGGTTAAACGTAATCTTACAATAGACTACGAATTTGTATGTTATACTGAAAATTCCAAAGGTATAGATAGTCATATTAAAACAATGCCGTTGCCCGTGTTGCCAGTTAGTGGCTGGTGGTATAAGCCTTGGTTTTTGAGCAATGAATTGGGCATACACGGTACAGCATTGTTTTTAGATTTAGACTTGATTGTTTTTAGAAACATTGATAATTTGTTTGCTTATCGTTCAGAAAAGTCATTTGTAATTATAAGAGACTTTAATAGACAAATACGTCCTAACTGGGACAGAATGAACAGTAGTGTTTTTAGATTTAAAATAGGACATTACAACGCGGCTTATCAAGAATTCAAACAAAATACACAAAGAAATGTTGCAAGATATCAAGGTGATCAAGACTGGATGTTTAAATCTATTACAGACCATGTGTTTTGGCCGGACGATTGGATACAAAGTTATAAATGGGAAATGCGCGGTCGTAAAGAATTAGGGTTTGTAAACGGTAAACGTAATTTTACAAAATCCGGAACTCCTAATATTTCACAAAATACAAATATTGCAGTATTTCACGGAGAACCAAACATACCTGATTGCGTTGATAACTGGCCTAGATCAAATTGGTATTGACAAAACTAGAGAAGTCGCATATAGTGAAAGCATGATAAGAACATACATGATATATGCAGGTCTTACGTTCCTCGGCTACGAGTACGGCGAGACCAAAGATGAAGTATTGATTAGAACTCGTTCAAAATTTGGCGATCCTAACAATTGGAATGTAACAGAGTATACTGCCAACATTATTGTTTGGCGAGAGGAACTAGAATGCACAAACGTATAGGATTTGCTTGTAAATATCTTCATGAGGATCAAACACTCAAGCCTAAATTGCTTGAAGAATTACAACGTCCTTTAACAGAAAAATGCACAACTGTTGCATGGCTCAACAGACAAACTCGTGATGTTGCTGAACAACGTCTTTGGGACATCATGGAACATAACGCTGACGCAGCAAAACGGCTAGTGGAATATGTAGGCAGTTTGGCTCCTGAACTTAGAATGGTGCGACTGGGTAGTAATCAACTTCCTTGTGCTACTGAGGCCAGTTGGAGTTATTTTTGGGGCAAGCCAGACGTAGTTGCATACTGCGAAAAACACTACGGAATGGTTGGCGAAACTGCTAGAGCATTGGATGTAAGAGTCAGTATGCATCCTGGTCAGTTTACTGTGTTGGCCAGTGAGAATCCGGAAATTGTAGAACGTAGTATTGAGGAGTTTGAATATCATGCGAATCTCATCAGGTGGATGGGCTACGGTAAGAGTTGGCAAGACTTCAAGTGTAACGTCCACATCTCCGGTAGAAAAGGTCCAGCCGGTATCATCGACGTACTTCCAAGACTGTCTCCAGAGGCAAGAAACTGTATTACTATCGAAAACGACGAAAACTCCTGGGGACTCGACGCAAGCCTAGAACTTGCTGATCATGTAGCATTGGTGCTGGACATTCATCACCATTGGGTCAAGACAGGTGAATACATCGAGCCCGATGACAGTCGTATTGAACGCATTGTTGATAGTTGGCGCGGTGTACGTCCTGCTATGCATTATAGCATTAGCCGTGAAGATGTATTACAGAATTTTGATACAAGTGTACGACCAGACATGGCAACACTGCTCGAAAGTGGATACAAAAAAGCCAAACTAAGAGCACACAGTGATTATTGTTGGAATACAGCATGTAATGATTGGGCATTGAGTCATTGGACGTGGGCAGACATTATGGTAGAGGCAAAGTGCAAAAATCTTGCCTCTATTGAGTTGTTTGAACAGTCTAAAAAATAAATACTGTATGAGTTATTTAAATCGCATGTATGGCGGCAACAGACCGTCACAGGAAACAAAAAACACCAATCGTGTACTAGGTGGTTTGCGCGGACAAGGCGCTGACCACTATTCTATACTCGGCGAAGATGGTGTCGAACGTAGTGTGCCTACACAAAAGTATGTTCAAAGTCTTGAACAGAAGGTTAGAGAGCAAGATGCTAGACTAGCCACATTAGAACGTAAACTACGAATTGAAAGCAACGAACGCAAAACAGCAATACAAGCATTTAATAGACGTTCTGATTAAAGTTTGCTAATAGGCAAATCTGAACTGGCATTTAATGTCCATACACGTTTACGCTCAACGCCCTTGCGTTGGGCGAATTTTTTTATATCGCACTCAGAACATACGTGAAAATAATTATTGCTTAATCGCTTGGGATCCATAGATCCTCTTTCACGTGTGAATTCTTCACCGCAGTTATCACATCTAAAGTGAACAACAGTTTTCTTGCGTGTGTAGGTATGTTCAACACCGGACTTGCTTTTTCTCACGTGTGAGGTTTCGACTATGCTTTGTTTGATAAACATATATGTATTTAGTTACATTAAGATTATAAAAAATACCTATAAATATTAGAAAGGGAATGTTATGGAAGTTTGCACTCTTACAGAATCTGCTAAAAAACAAATCGATATGCTATGCAAGGAAAACAATTGCTATGCAATTAGTTTGAATCTACGTGGTGGTGGCTGTGCAGGGTTTGAATATGATTGGGGAACTGTAGCACATCCGTCAGATCTAGAACCCAACGACGTTGTTATACACACAGATAACGCTGGTAGATTTGTAGTAGGCTCACACAGCCTTATGTTTTTAATAGGAACTGAAGTAGATTACATTCGCAGTCTAGTAGGCAGCAATTTTGAAATTCGCAATCCAAATGCCAAGAGCAGTTGTGGTTGTGGTGTGAGTGTAAATTTTGATATGGATAAATTAGCAGTACCTGCTATTTAATGGAGTAGAAATATGGCAAAACAAGAAGTCAATATCGGCGTAGAGGGCAATGACGGCACAGGCGACAGTATTCGTGAGTCGTTTCGCAAAGTAAATGAAAACTTCGGCGAACTTTATGCAGTTTTTGGTCTAGGTGGTCAAATTGGATTTACAACACTAAACGATACACCAGATACCTACTTGGGTAACGAAGGCAAAGTTGTTTTAGTTAAACAAGATGGCACAGGAGTTGACTTTTATGATTTAGTTTCTGATGCAGGAACAAACAATCCGTTGGATACCGCCAACACCATAGCATTTAACGTTGTTGACAATAAACTTGTTGTCCGTGCAGTTAATACCAAACTTGCAGACGATCCGTCACCAGAAACTACCAATCCATTACAATTAGGTTCTGTAGCAGCATATAATAATACAACACAAAACTTGTTAACAAACGATGCCACAATTGGCACTCTTGTAACAGACTGGAACGCTGCACATCCTGGAGATCCTATTACTACCGCAAATCTAGTAATAACCAAAGGATATGCAGATAACAAATATATAAATGTTACCGGCGATACTATGACCGGAGCATTAAATGTTCCTGCAGGCGCAAGTGGTACACAAGTACCTCGTGTACAAGAAGTGGTAAAGAAGTCTGGGGACACTATGACCGGTGCTCTAACACTTTCGGACCATCCATTTCCATTCCAGGGTTTTGGTACTCCAAACAGTACCGCAGATCTCCAAGCAGCAACAAAGTTTTATGTAGACAGTACATCGTATTCGTCAACTGTTAATTTGTTTGTTACTAAAAATGGCAGTGATGA